AACAGGTTAACGATCTTCTTCTAAATCTCCAGCCCGCCAAGGAAGATCAGCACGTTTGACTTCTTCTACACAGTTCAGGCAAATAGTTTTTAAATTACGTAGACCCGTGTTGTTAAGATTACCATCCACGTGATACACTATTAGTTGTGTTGCAAACTTACCTCGAAACCCGCATCTATCGCATGTGGGTTTTTTCTTGTATCCTGCAGGCTTCCACCTTGGCTCTGGCACTTTGATTCGACGATTTCTTTTGATACAATATTCACACCGACTACGATAGTGTGTGACATCATCCTTGTGATAGTTTACGGCGCAAAAACGCTGGTTACAAGCGGGACATATGGGTCTTTCCATGCAGATACTTATGCAAAACCTTTGCCAAAGGGAAGCAATCTGGCGTTCTTTTTGTCATTACCGCTAAATATTCATACTAGATAAAAAGGATTTAACCATGGCATTAGTATCCCCAGGCGTAGAAGTCACAATCATTGACCAAAGTCAATATATTCCAGCCGCTACAAACAGCGTTCCATACATTTTATTGGCCACAGCGTCAAACAAGATTAGCGGAACAGGCACAGGTATAGCCGCAGGCACATTAGCCGCTAACGCAAATAAAGTATATTTAATTACTAGTCAACGTGATTTGAGCGCAACATACGGTGTTCCGTTCTTCTATCAAACTACAACTGGTACTCCAATCAACGGCTACGAGCTCAACGAATATGGCTTGTTGGCTGCCTACAGCGCATTGGGTGTAAGTAACCGTTGTTACGTTCAACGTGTAGACATCGACCTTGCTGAACTTACAGCAACTTTGGTTCGCCCAACAGGTGCTCCTGCAAACGCAACATATTGGTTAGATACTGCAAGTAGCCTTTGGGGCATCTTCCAGTGGAATCAAACCACGGCTGCATTTACTAATTCAAAACCTTTTGTAATCACTGATACAAATGATTTAGAGCCAAATACTACAGTTCCGTTGAACACAGTAGGCAGTATTGGTAACTATTCTGTGGTTGCTACCAATATCTACAATCCAATTTATTACAAGCGCGGTGGCCCAACTTCTAGTCAAACATCTGCTACTGCTCTTAGTGATCTTTACAACACCTGGGTATTGGTTGGTAGTGATGAATGGAAAACTTCATGGGCTACAGTCCAAGGCACATTAGCGCCATCAAGTTTGGTTAGCTCTAACACTATTATTATCAACGGTACAACAATTCCAGCAGGATGGACAACAGTTACAGCATTGGCCACAGCAATTAATACTGCTGCCATTACTGGCGTTTATGCTGCTAACATTGGCGGCAAGTTGAGTTTATATGCTGACAGTACAGCCACAGCTGACGGTAGTACCGGCGGCGAAGGTATTATTGATATTACTAACGGTGTTGGTACTCCGTTGGCAACATTAGGTATTACTGCTAATACATATTATGCTCCTGATTATTTCTCAGGTCCAAGTTATCAAGCTCCACGTTGGAGAACCACAGATACACAACCAGAACCAACAGGTTCTGTGTGGATCAAGACCAACAGTGTTAACCTTGGTACAAATTTAAGTGTCAAGAAATACAACAGCACACTTGGAACATTTGTACTACAAAGATGTACAGTTTACACTGACGATGCAACAGCTAATTATGCGTTGGATCCAAGCAGTGGCGGCGGTTTAATTGCTGCTGGTTCAACCTATGCACAGATCAATCCTACTCCAAATGACGGAACTGTTCCGACCACAGCTGGATTTGAAATTTTTGAGCGGTATGCCACTGGTCAAACTCTAATCACAGGTAGTCTTGCATTTACAGGATCACAGACTCCATTCACACCAGGCGACACATTTACATTGTCAGCAACTGCGGCAGGTTCTGCTACTTACAGCACACCAGTAACAGTAACAATCGATGGCACTGGTACAATCAGTGATTTTGTTGCTGCGGTTAGTGCTGCTGACGTTCCTTATGTATTTGCCAGTATCAACAGTGCTGGTAATCTTGTGTTTACACACACCCAAGGCGGCAGTATTGTAACTGGCCTTGGTACTGGTACTGTAATGGCTGACGCTGGATTTAACACCAGTGTTCGCGGAGTACGCACAGGCGTTGATGAAGATACACTGGTATTAAGTAACTGGGTTTCAACACCAACATTTACTTACACAGCAAGTAGCACAGCTCCTGATCAAGATCCAGCTACTGGTCGTTTATGGTACTACAGTGCAGCTACCAACAACGCCGATATCATGATTCAAAACGAAGGCGCATGGATGGGTTATCAAATGGTAACCAACGACGTTCGCGGCGAGAACTTGACATTGACTAATGCTACAGGTCCTATTTTTTCTACATCAGCACCGGCCACACAAAATGACGAAAGTTTGAGTCCGTTGCAATTTGGTGATTTGTGGATTGACACAAGTGATTTAGAAAACTATCCTGTAATTAGTCGTTGGACCAATGTTGAAGGTGTTTCACAGTGGGTTCAAATTGACAACACAGATCAAACCACAAGTGATGGTATCCTGTTTGCTGATGCTCGTTGGGCTCCAAACGGCACAACTAATCCTGTGTCAGATGCATTCCCAACAATTGAAAGTTTGTTGGTCAGTGATTACTTAGATTTAGACGCTCCTGATCCTGCGCTGTATCCACAAGGTACATTGTTGTTTAACACACGTCGTTCAGGATTTAACGTCAAGAGCTTCCAAGCTGATTACTTCAACAGTACCAGTTTCCCAGACAGTGTATTGCCTACAGAAACTAATGCTTGGGTAACAGCCAGCGGCAATCGCAACGACGGTAGCCCATACATGGGTCGTCAAGCTCAACGTGCTTTGATTGTTGAAGCACTCAAAGCTGGTATTGATACAAGTGTACAGATCCGTGAAGAAATCAATCAGTTTAACTTGATTGCTTGCCCACAGTATCCAGAATTGGCACCAAACATGGTTGCACTCAACAACGAGCGTGGCGACACAGCGTTTACAGTTGTTGACACACCATTGCGCTTGACACCAGACGAAATTGTAACTTGGGCAACAAACAACAATGGCCTAGGTCTAGCAACACAGGACGGCTTGTTGATTGGCGATGCTTATGCAGGTGCTTTCTATCCAAGTTGCCAGACAACAGACTTGTCAGGTAACCCAGTAGTACAGCCACCAAGTCACATGATGGTACGCACAATCATCCGTAGCGATGAAGTAGCATATCCATGGTTGGCTCCAGCTGGTACACGTCGCGGTGTAGTTGACAATGCTGCACAAATTGGTTATGTTGACGCGGTCACAGGCGAGTTTACAACTCTTGGTGTAAATCAAGGCCTACGTGATGTTTTGTATACAAACCGTGTAAACCCAATTACCTTCGTTCCGGGTGTGGGTATCACCAACTTTGGTAACAAGACTACAACCAGTATAACTAGTGCATTGGATCGTATCAACGTGGCACGTTTGGTAGCATTTATCCGCGGACGTTTAAGTGAAATTGCTAAACAGTACTTGTTTGAGCCAAACGATCAAATTACTCGTAGCTCGATCCAAAGTGCATGCACAAGTTTAATGATTGATCTTGTGGCTAAACGTGGTATCTACGACTATTTGGTAGTTTGTGACTTGAGTAACAATACACCTACTACAATCGATCGTAACGAGTTATATGTTGATATTGCTATCGAACCTGTCAAGGCCGTTGAGTTTATCTACATTCCAGTGCGTATTTTGAACACTGGTGGTATTGCAAATATTACTACGGTTTAAGCCGTAGTTTTGAGATACCATAAATAAAGCATATAGGAGATATTAAAATGGCCGTATCATCATTAAGTAGAATGACAGTGCCTTTGGCAAGTGATCAAAGTAGTTCTGTACAGGGTTTGTTAATGCCAAAGTTAAAGTACCGCTTCCGCGTTACTTTTTTGAATTTTGGTGTAAGTCAACCAACAACAGAATTAACCAAGCAAGTTGTGGACTTTACACGTCCTAACGTGACTTTTGAAAACATTGACGTTCCTATCTACAACAGTACAATTCGTTTACTTGGTAAGCACAGCTGGGCTGACATTACTTGTAACTTGCGTGATGACGCAGGCGGCAATGTAAGTAGATTGGTTGGCGAGCAACTCCAGAAGCAATTAGACTTCATGGAACAGGCCAGTGCAGCATCTGGTATTGACTACAAGTTTACCACAGTGTTTGAAGTTTTAGACGGCGGCAACGGTACAGATACTCCGACAGCGTTAGAAACTTGGGAAATCTACGGTTGCTACTTGCAAGGTGTAAATTACAATGATGCCAATTATGGTTCAAGTGAAGCAATGACAGTATCCATGACCATCCGCTATGACAACGCACTACAGACACCTAACGGTGCTGGCGTTGGTGCTACAGTAGGACGCACAGTCGGCGACGTAGCCACAGGCTAATATAAATGGCCACCGGTTACTTCGGGCAAAATTTTCTTCAAGGTTTTCAACAGGGGTTTACACAAGCCCCTGGCCTTAAAGATTATCAACACGCTTCAGACACATTCAGAACCAACGGATACGAGCTTAGTCCTCGTGTCAAATTCCTATATCATGTTTTCTTCAATATCAACACAGGACAAATTCCACAATTGGCTGCTGCTTATGGCAGTGATGAAATCGCCAGTATTAGCTTAATGGTCAAGAGTGTAGATCTTCCTAGCTATCAAATTGATGTTGAAACCATGAACCAGTACAATCGTAAAAGATTGGTACAAAAGAAAATTGAATACAATCCAGTCAACTTGGTATTCCATGACGATCAAGGCGATTTAATTCGCAACATGTGGTACAACTACTACAGTTACTACTACAAAGATCCAAGTCAGCAGTACGAAAACGTACCGGCACAAAATGGAACTTTGGGTAATTTACAAACCTTGTTCAATGGGTTTGGATATAATACTCGCGACACATACGACAACAGTCGACAAGTAAACGATTGGGGTTATATTGGCGAAAGCTACAGTGACGGTACCGCTGGCTCGACTTCGACCAGCAGTTTTAGTGGTAAGCCTCCTTTCTTCCGCGACATCCGCATTTATGGATTAAGTCAAAAGAAATTTGCTTCATACACTTTGATCAATCCAATGATTACGAGTTGGAAACACGATCAGTATGCCTATGCTGAAGAAGGCGGCACAATGTCGCACAACGTAGAAATTCGGTATGAAACAGTCAAGTACTACACAGGTGCTGTGGGCGGTGGAACACCAAGCAACACAGTGCCAGGATTTGCAGATCCTGCTCACTACGATTTGACACGTAGTGGTCTAGCTCGCCCAGGATCAACTTCAACAGTGTTTGGCCAAGGCGGCTTGATTGATGCCGGTATTGGTGCTATCCAAGACTTACAACGAGGAGATCTTGGTGGAGTTATTGGTGCTGTACAAACAGCAGGAACAACGTATAACACATTCAAAGGCAAGAGCATTGCTAGTATTGCCAGTAACGACGCCAATGTGGCTGCAGCACAAATTGCTCAGTATAGTTTACCTGGGTATACTCGTCAGGCCTTGGGTGCAGTCAACGGTATGATATTCCCAACGCCTCCTAGATCAGCCAGTCGGTTGCCACCTGGACAGGTTGGATTCTTACCTAATGGACAAGGTGGTTAATTATGGCCGGATCAGTTAACTACGCCAACCCTAAAGTTGATCAAACAGTAAGAATATTTGATCGTTTTTATTTGTACAATGTTGATGTTCCTAGCTTGGAATATGATGCAGTTTACAGTTACTTCCGTAGCATCTACGGCACAGCCGAAGCGGCCGGAAATTTTACTGTGAGTTTATTTAGAGTTGCTCAACAAAGTAGTATTCCTGTAATGACATTGCTGGAACAAATTCAAGGATTAAATCAAGCTGATTTAAATTTAACTTTGGCCTACTATCTTAACAACATTCGTAGCCCTGCAACATTGTTGGGTGTAAAAGCCGCAACCACTCCAAACTATTACGTGGCAAGAAACGTAAGGTCTTAATCATGGCCAAGTTTGCAGCAGGCCCTTACACTGTTAAAAACGGTGCCAAATACGCAGGCAAAGGATTTCCTAGATATCGCTCTAGCTGGGAATGGGCATTTATGAATTTTTGCGATACCAACGAACACATTCAACAATGGGCCAGCGAGCCTGTGCGTATTCCTTATCGTAATCCCCTCACTGGTCGAATGACCACTTATGTGCCAGATTTTATTGTGACCTATCGCAGTCCTAACAACACACTGCGTGGCGAACTGATAGAGATAAAACCTCGTAGTCAAAGTGTAATTGAAGAACGTCAAAGTCAGCGTGATCGAGCACAAGTGGCCATTAACTACGCCAAATGGGATGCTGCTACAAAATGGGCCAAAAACAACGGATTAACATTTAGAGTAATCAACGAAGACCAAATTTTCCGTAACGGCAAAAACAAATAAACCTGCTGAATAATGCGGTAAATATGGTATGACTAAAAAACTTGAAGAATTGTTTGGCTTCGATCAGATTGAGGAAAATACTCAGTTTAGCCTTACTGAAGAAACACATACAGTCGAAGAAACCCGTACAGCCATTGTTGAAATAGACGATGCCATTGATAAAATTGATGCAGCACTTCCTGGAGTGCGAGATTTACAATCCAGCGATCAAGAACTAGATGACATAGCGGCTAAAGCCACAGAAACCTTTGAAAATCTTACTGATTTGGGATTTAATGTAGATAGTCGTTATGCCGCAGAGTTATTTGCTGTGGCAGGTACCATGTTAGGGCATGCTCTGACAGCAAAACAAACAAAATTACAGAAAAAATTAAAAGTAATCGAGCTACAAATGCGTAAACTCAAGCTAGATCAAGATGCCGCCAAAGCCAAAGGTGCAGATCCAGAAGTGGAACAAGCCGAAGGAAAGATAATAAGTCGCAATGATTTACTTGAACTGATCAAAAGCAACAAGGATCAAAAGAACAACAACGCATAAATATAACACTAGGGATACAAATATGAAAAATTTTCAACAATACCTCGCAGAATCTGAAAGAACCTACAATTACCGCATTAAAATCGTGGGTGATGTAGACAGCGGATGGCTTAAACAGCTGGAAGAAAAGTGCAAACAGTTTGACATCGTCAAATGGGGTGCTACAAAAACAACTCCAGTACAACTTAGCCCAGCAGACTTTCCAAAACATGCTAACGATTCAGTGACATCACTTGATGTAGAATTCCGTTATCCAGCTATTGAGCCACAGATCAAACAGTTGGCACAGTTGCTATTTCTTGATCCAAACCGCATCATCATGTTGACCACACCACATGAAGAAAGTATGGATGTAGAGCGTACAAAAGTTGAAGACCAAAACAAAAATTTGTTGACTGATACAGATTTCCCTGCACCTGACGCAGAACAAAAGGCCTTAAGTAAAGATTACTCAGCACCATACGATGAGCATGCTGTGTTAAAAAACACATACCGCAGTGATTTCACAGTGGCTGGTGGTAAAACTCCTCCTGCAGAAACCACAAATGATTTACCAATGGGCACAAATAGCCCAATGACCAAAGTTAAACGCCCACCACGCCCAGCCACTGGTGCCAACCCAAGAGGATAATTAGAATGACATTTTTTTACGACTTAAACAAAAGATTGGCCGCATTGGCTAGCAAGCAAGATCAACAAACCATTGCCGAATCTGCAAAAGTTCAAGCGGTTGCCAAGTCACCCTTGACACAGGCACTGAATGAAGGCGACTACTCTGCTAAGAAAGCAGCCGCAGGTAAAGACATTGGTAAGCCAGGTAAGGCATTTGGCAAGATTGCCAAGAGTGCTGGCGAGCGTTATGGTAGTAAAGCAGCTGGCGAACGGGTTGCTGGTGCAGTATTAAACAAGTTACGTCATCCTAAAGAAGATGTTGCTCAAGAAGGTAATGCCTTTACTGGCGCATTAGCCAAGACACCAAAAGGTGGCAAGTTCAAAGTAGGCAGCAAAGAGTTTACAGATACTAGTAGTATTGAAGAAACTGGTTCAGCACCAATGACTCCTAAGCAAAAATCATTTGCTAAGTTAGCACCTCCTGCAGACAAGATTACGTTTGCTGACAAGATTGCTGGCGCTAAACAAGAAGTAGATGAAATGTTAGGTGATGTTGCTGCTGAAGCAATGAAGTCCGCTGTCAAGCGCATGGGCGAAGCTGATGTAACCGGCCTTGGCGAAGAAGAAATGGACGAAGGCTATGCCGATATGGATGCATGGTTAAAGAGTCGCGAAAAAGAAAAAGGCACAGGCCGTTTTGACAAGAAGAAAATTTCTACCGGCACAGTGTACACTCGTAAGCCAGAAACTTTTGATGATCCTGAAACAGATCCAGAAGCTACAGGCGGCGCACCCAAGCGTAAAGGTCGTCCAGCTGGTAGCAAACGTGCTATCGGCGCCAAAGGTCCAGGCATCAAGAGCAAGCTATTGCAAAAAGGCGCTATCGCCGAAACAGAAGGCAAAGTATGCGAATATTGCGGACACAGCACAGTTGAAGAAGTAGCGCCTCCTGGTGCCAAAGCAGAACGCATGGTCAAGCATATCAAGAAGTCATTGAGTAAAGACGGTAAGTTAAGTGGCAAAGATAAAGCTATTGCTTATGCTACAACTTGGAAAGCACACAACGCTGGCAAAGTTGAAGAAGAAAGCACAGACAAAGAAGATACCAAGGCCGAAAAGGCTGGTAAGCGAGTGGCCAAAGACATTGAGCACGACGAAGGTCATAAAGGTCGCGACGACAACAAGGCTGAAAAGGCCGGTAAGCAAGTAACCAAAGATATCGAGTACGATGACAAAAAAGATCGTAAAGAAAAGAAAGTTGATGAAACGTCTACAGAGCCTAAGAGCAGAAAAAGCATGCAGTTTGGCAAAGGTGTTTACGAAAGTTTAGATAGTAAACTTGAAACGATGATTGCCGAAGGCATGAACATTTCGGTTAATATGAACTCTGATGCCGAAGGTGAAGCACAAAAGAGTATAACTGTTACTGCCACTGGTGCTGATGCAGACATGTTGGCACAGTTGTTAAAGATGGCCGGCTTGGAGCAACACAAAGAAACATGTCCAGCGTGCGGCAGTACTGATTGTGGTTGCAATGCAGAAATGGTTGATGAAAATTCTCCCGACTGGCCAACCAATACCGAAACTAAAGAAGCCGATCCTGAACTACGTACATACAGTGGCGGGCTAAATGGTCCTAAATCAACAGGGCAAACAACTGTTCCTGTTGTGGCTAGCCAACTCCGTCGTACAAGTACTATGGAAGAGAATGTTGAGCTTGAGCGTACATTGTTCAAGACTTGGAAAAATTACAAGGGTTAATTAAATGAGTCAAGCAAACGTATTAACAAGCGCCAGCAATGTAATCTGGTACACAGACAAGTGCGAAATTGTTACCGGTAACACCGCAGTAACTTATAACATCTATGTTATGCCTGCTGGTCCTGCAACAACTACAGTAATCACTGGCACAGCTACCAACGGTAGCAATGTTTTAGTTACTACACAGGCTAGTGCTAACTTAGTAGGCGGAAATATCAGTGGCACAGGTGTTGCTGACACAACCACGGTAGTTAGTGTTAGTCCAGAAAATGATTCTTTAATTCTTAGTGCTAATGCCACAGTAAGTTCAGCAACTACACAAAATTACAGCGTGGTGTTACGTGCTCAAGGTAACTTATATAGTGCAGCTCCAAAAGTTGCTGCTGATAGTCGTCAACAAATTTATGTGGGTGCCGGTAATTATTTGACTATTACTGGTAGTAATTGGACCGCTAGAGAATTAGGCACAGCAAGTTCAGCAACCGCAGGATTCTAATCATGCGAGCATCAGAGTTTCTCATTGAGAAACAAGTTGGCAAGATATCTAAACGTCAACAACAATCAACCCGTGGCTTACATATTTTCTCAAAGAGCATAGACAGTTATGACAGGTTATATGATTTAAATCGTTTAATGATGGCTGTTGCAAGTAGTGACGGAGTAAACCCAATCGAGATAGATAGTGAAAGTTGGGCAGGAAAACACAATACTTCACATCCCTACACCAAAGAAGAACAAGACATGCTCAAGTTGGCATATAAAGCAGCCAATTTAGAATATAAAGATTTAAATAATGGTGATTTAAACAGCAAAGAATTAGAATCAACAAATAAACATAGTCCAGTTACTGGCTTCAAAGGTTACGCAAGATGAGAGCCGAAGAATTTATTACTGAATCTGCTTCTGGAAAAGTTAATGCAGAAGTTTCCAATACACTACCAGCGTCATTTAAACTACCGGGATTTCCTAATCAAGATGCCTACATGCAATATCGATTTGGTGTAGGAGTCGCCGCTGCAAAACATAATAAAGCAACTGGAGAACCCAACGAGTTTAATCCAGAATCAGCATTTGGTAGAGATTTAACAGTGGTGTGTTATACACCAGCCGACGAAGAAGCAATGGACGCTGGACTTGCCTTAATGCATCGAGGCGGTAAGGTAGCAATTACTACACCTAATAGTGAAGAACCTAAAAATACCAAAACACAAAGTCCTGTAGCGGCATTTAAAGGATATCCTAGATAATGGCCAATCCTCCGCCACCATATGCTAACATCACCGGTATAAGCCGTACAGTGATGAAGGACAACGCACAAGAAACTGTGGTCAACTACAACGGTAATGCTCGCCCAGGCGAAATGACGGTGAACCCCACAACCAGTCAGGTATACATTGGCAACACCAACGGTAACTTGAATCTAGTGATCACCAGCAACGGCAGTAATGTTTTTTTAGGCAATGTGCGTGTAGTTGCCAACATCACAGGCCTGAATCAACTTTATTTTGATCCTGCCACAGGCGAAGTAGTCTACTACCAACCTTAAAATAAATAATATCATATTATAACAATAAGGATTTGTATGAAACAGCTACTCTTAGTATTACTATTCACACCTCTGGCCGCATTGGCACAAATCAACGCCCAGTGCCCGCAATTCACAGTCAATGGCACTCCACAGTATCAAGCACAGCCCGGCGATCAAGAGTTATGCAAAAGTAACTACGCAATCATTCACCGTTGTGGTGTTAAAGCGCCTATTGCTGTATTTGAACATGTTACACCTGCTATGATCACAGGCACAAACAAACGACGTGATGACTTCCGTCCAGATCCACAAGTGCATCCACAGTGCCAAGCACAACTAAGTGACTTTGTAGGCCAACCATACGATCGCGGACACATGGCACCAGCCGGCAACTTTACACACAGTCCACAGGCCATGAGTGAAAGCTTCTTCTTGAGCAACATGGTTGCACAAGTTCCTAATAACAATCGTGGTATCTGGAAGCAGTTAGAAACCTGGGAACGCTTTTGGGTTCTTAAAGGTGGCGATTTCTACATCATCTCAGGCGGCATCTTTGCTCCTGGACATCGAACTATTGGCAACGGTGTAGGAGTTCCAACACACCTTTACAAAGTTATCATTGACAAGCAAACCAAAGTTGTTACAGCATACCTAATGCCCAATGCTCCGCTTCCTGTAGAAGACCTACCAAAATATCAAACTACAATGACCGCAGTAGAGCGAGCCACTGGCATGAGATTCAACTTAGGGCCATGAGATTTTCAGAATTTGGCAAAGGTGTGTATGGACCTTCTAAGTTAAAACCCTTGGAAGGATCCAACATCAGTAAAACTGCCAACGCAATAAAAAAATATCAAAAGAAGCATCATTTAGAACCCGGCAGTGAAGGTTGGATTAAACTTTGGTTTGCTCGCCCTTATTTGACTGGCGAAAATCCTTACAGTAAATAGTTACATGAGCAATTTCTATTGTGCGGCTCCCTGGAGGGGCCTGCATATCAATCCCAGAGGTGATGTTAAAACTTGTTGTGCCGGCGATCCTAACATGCTGGGCAATCTTAATCAACATACCATTGAAGAAATTTTAATTAGTCCTGTCTTGCAGGATATTCGTAATACTATCCAGTCTGGCAAGCCTCATGCTTATTGCTATAATTGTGTCAAAGCCGAACGCTATGGGCGTAGTGAACGCAACTGGCATAATGATGTTAATCAAGATTTTGATCTTGCCCACGCAGATGCATTAGAACATCGCCCAACCCTGATTGATGTGCGGTGGAACACCACTTGCAATTTGAGTTGTAACTACTGTGCCGAAGCATGTAGCTCAAAGTGGGCTGATCTTAAAGGTATTCCTGTTAAATCAGGAGCTCGACCGTACTACGAACAAGTGTGTGATTACTTAGAACAACACCGATCGAGCATTAGAGAAGTTGCTCTGGTCGGTGGTGAACCCTTGTTGCTAAAAGAAAACGAACGACTTCTAGATGTTATTCCAGAAACAGCAACAGTAACTCTCATAACTAATCTTAGTGTCAACTTAGAATCAAATCCTATCTTTAAAAAGTTAGCAACAAGGAAAAAGGTTGGATGGAGTTTAAGTTTTGACAATGTAGGTTCACGCTTTGAGTATGTTCGACACGGTGCCAAGTGGAACAAGCTATTGCATAATCTTGATCTTATACAGGACCTAATAAAAAATAACGGACACTGGGGCGGCATTCATGCTGTGTATAACATTTACAATGCCACACGCCTAGTGGAGTTTACTAAATTTGCTCGCAACAGAGGATTAAGCATACAATGGCAAAGTTTGTATCAACCAGAATACTTAGACCCACAACAATTAGGACCTATAATTATACATCAAGCCAAACAAGAGCGCGATCTTTTGTTAGCAAGTGTATTATGTCAGCCTAATGAAGCAGAGTTTTTTAAAAATATACAATTCAGTGCTGGTGTTGAGGATTTAAGCCCGGACTTGCACCAACACATTAAAGAAATAGAATCCACTTATCACACAGATCAGCAAGGCCAATTTAGTCACCTTTGGCCCGAATTAACGGCTAAGTAAATGACTATGGAATTTAAAAATCCACCCTGGCATTTTGGTGTACAACACGCTGGCACAATTAACAATTGGTTGCCATCTGACACCGAAGACCACTACAATCAGTTGATAAAAGATTCTGCACACAGAGATTACTTTGAAAAGCAAGGCTGGAATCAGCCGGGCGCCATAACATATAAAATTAATAGTTATGGGTTTAGATGTGATGAGTTCAACACTGAACCTTGCATGATTGCATTAGGTTGTAGTTTTACTCTGGGTACAGGATTGCCACTGGATGATATATGGCCAACCTTGGTAGGACAAGCATTAGGATTTAAAGTTTATAATTTAGCATGG